GATTTGCCGTGAGTATTACAATGCCTTAATGAAATTCCTATGAACCAGAAAGTAGAAGACCCAATTGTTCTGAAAGTAATGAGCAAGTTTTATGACCGCTCACAACGAGGAATAGAGAAGTATGGTACAATGTTAACACGAACTGATTTAAGTGCGTTAGAATGGCTTACACACCTACAAGACGAACTAATGGACGCGACTTTATATGTAGAACGACTAAAAGACGAAGTAAAAACCTTTAAACAAGACCAATGAAAATAATACACGGAGAAGTTATCGAAAAACTAAAAGAGCTTCAGGATAACTCTATTGACTGCGTTATTACGAGCCCTCCTTATTGGAAAGGTTTTGGATATGAAGCATATTTTAATTCTTATGCACAATACTTAAGGTGGTCTGAACAATGGTTTAAAGAAATTAAAAGAGTTCTAAAACCAAATGGCACTTTTTACTTGAATGTTATTAATGATTCCGAAATAACAATTAGAGCATTTGAGTTAATGCAAATAGCTACAGAGATACTTATGTTTAAATTGCACGACACAATAATTTGGTATAGGTATAATCAACAACCAGCTAACACGAATAGGCAATTAACTAATCAATGCGAGTATATTTTTATGTTGAGGCACACTTCGGATGGCGTTGATATGAATAAGAAAGACGCATTTAATTTAAACCCACAAATATTTAAAACGAAAAATGTAGGTAATGTTTGGGAAATACCCTTTAATAGTGGTGCAAAAGCTCAAGTTGAATTTGGTAGAAAGGAAACAAAATCTAAGTTTGGACATAGTGGCTTTCCGCTTGAAATACCTGAAACTTGTATTGCATTAAGCACAAAAGAAAATGATGTCGTTTTAGATTGTTTTTTAGGAACTGGACAAAGTGCTTTAGCTGCTATGAAATTGAATAGAAACTTCATAGGAATTGACTTAGACGAAAATGCAATTAATATATCAAAAAAACGAATAGAAACCTTTAAACAACAAGAACAATGATAGCATTATTTATAGTACCAATTGTATTGGTAGCATTCGTGTTTTTCTATTTGGGAAAGAACCAAGAAAGAATTGAATGGAACAAACTAATTAAAGACGGAATATTACCTAAACCTAAAAAAGAAGAACAATGAAAACAAAACAACAAAGTAACTATAGTGGTGTCGAAGAGGATTTATCACTAAAAGCATTAGCAGTATTTTTTCTAATTGGAGTAATAACCACATTAGTTTTTTCATTAGTATTATTTAACCTTTAAACAACAAGAACAATGAAACTAAACAAAGACGACAGACGTGAAGAAATGGCTGCTTATGGAACTATTGTACTGATGTCAGTAGTTCTAACATTAATCATAGCAGCAATAATTAGTAACCTTTTAAATTAAATACAATGGAAAACAAGTTAAACACTGGAGCAATCTTTAAAAACGACAAAAAGACGAGCGACAAGCACCCTGATTACAGAGGTAAAGTAAACGTAAACGGAAAAGAAATGGAAGTAGCCCTTTGGGTAAAGCAAGGTAAAAACGGAAGCTTTTTCTCAGCAGCATTCTCTGAGCCTTATGTAGCACCTGCTGAACGTGCACCAATCGGAGATAGTATTGATGATGACCTACCTTTCTGATATGTACATAAATGATTCAGACTTACGGAAGCAGATTCACATAATCCTTAATAGGAAAACACGAAACCAAATAGTTGAGGAGATAAAACAATCAGGTGTAAAGATGCACCACTTCCAAGTAAACAACTTTCTAAACGGTAAAGACGTCACTCTAAGCACACTTCACAAGCTGGATAGATACGTAAGCCGAGAGATTTATTTGAATGATTTAGAGCCACTTTAACGAGTGGCTTTTTTTGTAGGCAACTTGTTAGATTAAAATATAGTCATATATTTGTTTAGAAATTAACCAACTATGGATGCACTTACAATACTATCTAAGCACCACAAAGAGTGGGTAGGCATAGTGAAAGGCTTTGGCGAAGTGGACTATGCAGATGATGTAGTGCAAGACGTTTACCTCCGTTTACATAAATACGAATACCTCGAAAAAATAATCAAAGACGGAGAACCAAACAGAGCTTTGATGTGGATTATGCTCAGGAATGCTACTCATACGAATAACAAAAAGTATTTTAAGGAGTTAATATGTGTAGACGAGTTGAGAGATGTGGCAGACGAAACACCAGAGATAGAGAAACACGAAGCATACGAAAGATTAGATGCAAGAATAAAACAAGAGATACTGAATTGGCATTGGTACGACACTAAACTATTCACTCTCTATCTCAAAGAAGATATGTCAATGAGAGACATTGCAAGCGAAACCAACATCAGTCTTACATCAATATACAACACATTAAAGAACTGTAAGGAACGTCTAAGAGAAAACGTAGGCGATGATTGGGAGGATTTCTTAAATAAAGATTTTGAATTAATATAAAACATATGGCAAAGAGACAAGTGAAAAAATCTACTGGCTTAGGCGATACAGTAGAGAAAGTATTAGAGGCAACTGGAATTGCATCAGTAGCTAAATTCGTTTTAGGCGAAGATTGTAACTGCGAGGAGCGTAAAAAGAAACTCAATGAGTTATTCCCGTACAGAAACACGAACTGCTTAACTGAAGAGGAATACACTTGGTTAAACGAATCAGGAGTACTTACTCAACAAACATTCAGGCCTACTGAACAAACGAGATTGATTGCAATTTACAACCGTGTCTTTAACTTACGTCAAGAGCCTACATCTTGTGCTTCTTGTTTCCGTGAGATTGTAATGAAGATGCAAAAGGTATTTGAAGAGTACAAAGGATGAGATACTACATATTAGACTACGGCAAAGATTTGATTGAGTATGCCCAATCTTTATCGGAAAGGATACGAAAAGACGGACACCACTTAATTGAATACTTCACAGATGCTGATGGTTTAATGTGCTTAGAAGAGCTAACAGAAGACGAATTCTTAGACCACTTTAAAAAAGTAAAAGATGCCTTTACCGACACCACTACCTAAAGAACAAAAAGGAGAATTTCTCCAAAGATGTATGATGGATGATACTATGGTCAGAGAATACAAAGACCAAGACCAGAGATACGCAATATGTAGAAACCAAATAGAAAAACACGAACTAACAAATGGCAAAAGTAGGAAGACCACGAAAAATAGATAGTCCTGAACATCTCTTAGAACTATTCCAAAGCTACAAGAAGTGGGTAAAAGAAAACCCAAGATACAAATACACCCTAAACCAAAGAACAGGAGATATGGTAGCTGAACCTCTTGAATGTCCACTTACAATGGAGGGCTTTGAAGTCTACTGCTTCAATAAGTTTGACCTGACAATCGAACACTACATAAGAAATACTCAAGGAGCTTATGATGAATTTTGCGCTATCTCTACACATATAAAGCGAGAAATCCGCCAAGACCAAATCAACGGAGGCTTAGTAGGTCAATACAATGCGAACTTAACCGCACGTTTAAACGGACTAACTGAGAAGACTGAGAACACAATCGTAACAGAGCAACCGCTATTCAACTTTAATGTTTCAGGTAACAACAGCAATTCATAAAATCTACGAACTCCAAAAGAGAATCAAGATTATTCAAGGAGGTACGTCAGCAGGAAAGACATTCGGAATCCTGCCCGTACTTATAGACAAGTGTGCTCGAGAAAAAGGCTTAGAGGTTTCAGTAGTTGCTGAGACCATTCCGCATTTAAGGAGAGGTGCTTTAAAAGACTTCTTGAAAATAATGCGTTGGACTGGTAGGTATGTTGAAGACCGATTCAATGCAACCCTACTGAGATACGAATTTGCTAACGGAAGCTCAATAGAGTTCTTTTCTGCTGATAACGCATCTAAACTTCGAGGTGCAAGACGTGACATCTTATACATCAACGAGTGTAACAACGTAACCTTTGACGCTTACTTAGAGCTTTCTATTCGTACAAAGAAAGAGATATACTTAGACTTTAACCCTGCTAATGAGTTTTGGGTTCACAAGGAACTGAAAGACGAACCTGACGCAGATTTTATCATCCTTACCTACAAAGACAACGAAGCGTTAGACGAGAGCATTGTCCGTCAAATAGAAAAGAACCGTGACAAAGCAGCTACGAGTTCTTATTGGGCTAATTGGTGGCGAGTGTATGGTCTCGGAGAAGTTGGAATGCTTGAGGGTGTAATCTTTGGTAATTGGAAAGAGATTGACAAGATACCTGATGATGCAAGATTGGTAGGCATAGGACTTGACTTTGGTTACACGAATGACCCAACGGCAGCGATAGAAATCTACAATTGGAATGGTCAACGCATAGTAAACGAAATTGTTTACAGAACAGGTATGCTTAACTCGGATATTGCTAAGATACTTCCGTCAAGCGTTACTATCTATGCTGATTCAAGTGAGCCGAAATCTATAGACGAGATTAGACGCTACGGAAAGACGATAAAAGGAGTAACGAAAGGCAAGGATTCAATCAACTACGGGATAGATGTAATGCAACGCCAGAACTACTTAGTTACCAAGCAGAGTACAAACCTAATCAAAGAGCTGAGGTCATATTGTTGGGATGTAGATAAACACGGAGTAAGACTAAACAAACCTGCAGGAGGAAACGACCACGCTATTGACGCACTTAGA